CTCATGATGTACGCGACATTGAAATTCGTGTAGAGTCGGAGACTCGCCCCAAGGAATCATTGGGTTATTATGACGATAAGAAATGGAAAAATCGTTATGATTTGGTGATGTTGGAGATGGAGAAGTATTCGTGGATACAAGAATACGATGATTGTGTGTCTCAGTACGAAAATGGGACACAAGATGGCATGGAGGAGGAAGTTTTTGATGACGAATCTTTTGATTGGTCCGGATCAGAAATGGAAATCAATTTTGAATATTTGCCAGAATATGAAGATGTCAGTGCAGATAGTGGAGAATATTTTGTTAGTCATATTCATGATGAAGAAGATTATCAAATGGATTTGATGGAAGGTGTGGAGGATGGAATTCTTGGATATAGTCATTTATCAGAGGAAGATAAGATGGCTTTTTTATATTCTGAAGTAGGGGAAGTACAAGTGTTGTTCCTGGATAGAATTTGGCGTTTTCGTCAGACCAGATGTGATGGCACTTTGTATCGATCCGTTTTTGCTGATGAATTTGAAAGCGTTTGGGAAATTGAAGGGTTGAAAACACCTGAATTCCCGAACGTTGTACAGAAAAAGAAAAGAGTAAAGAAGACGAATAAAAGAGATGAAGAATCCCGCGAATCAATTATGCGCTTTTTGGACGAGCAGATTGAAATGAATGCTGAACTGCTAGATAATGGAGTTGCAGTTAAAGAAGATCGTTCTAAGCACAGATTCAACGCTAAGGAATCACGTAGAAGGAAATATTTACGTCTTATTGGACAGTCTCCAGATGAAGAGATTACCAGAGAAGGTGCTATTTACCTTTCTACTATAGATGTTCACTCGGATGAAATATCTGAGCCTAAAGAGGATCCAAAATTAGCTGATACATTAGATGGAGTCCGTCAAAGGATTATGGAATCTTTCCGTAGTGTCAGCGATATTTCAGAAGAAATGGAAAGTCCTGAAATACAAAAATGGTTACACGCTGTTGAGAGCATAGTGGTATTAGCTTATGATTTATCTAAAGCTCAAACCTTTACAGATTTAATTATAGCTACAGTGTCATTGGCACAGAAACATTCCAAGAGAAGTGTTATGTATGATCTTTTTAAGATTTTCAATAATTGGAATTCAATAGAACCACACAGCGGTGAAAACAGTTTGTCAACTACAGAAATTTTGGATTTGCTTAAAGCTCATGAAATGCCCAAGAAGATTAGTTATTTGATCTCAGCAGCAATGTCAATTTGTGCCTGTGAGATGACCGAAGTTGAATGGTCAATAGGCGGATTGGAACTCATTAAATTTGAAGCAATGAAACAACAAGTTAAAGCAATTGATTTGATTGATGCTTTGGTACGTACTTTTACATGGATTGTTGAAACTGGAGTGGAAGTAATGCGTACAGGATCATTGGCACCAATGTTGTATAGTAAACCATCGATTGCAGCTTATCATGCTACATATATGGAGCTTCTGAGAGATTATAATAAAGTTCTAAGTGAAACAGATTTCGATATTCCTTTGTATTTGGAAAAGTTAGACAAGATGGTTGTTGAGACTGCGAGATTATCCAAGGTTAGCAAGGAGAGCATGAAGCTATTATACCAACGGAATTATGAGAAATTATTGGATATGAAAGAACAAGTTATGGCTCAACTGAAAGGAGCTGAAATGAGAATTGCACCCTTTGGCATGTGCTTATTTGGTAATTCAAGTGTTGGAAAATCAACTATTGCTAAATTAGTCATGCAACAAGCTTTGACAGCAGGAGGCTATGTTAAGGAAGATAGAACCGTGGATTGGAATCGTGTGGTCACACATGATAGTTATGATGAATATGATTCCACAGTTTCTGGATCCGTATTGGGTTTGTACATGGATGATGTTGCAAATTCCAAAGCTGATCAAACCAAAGTTAATCCAGCACGTAATGTTATTAGGTTTTTTAATAATATTGCAGCCCCAGCAATTAAAGCCGAATTGAATCAGAAGGGAGTTGTTTTCATAAACTTCAAAGTCGGAGTTGTGACTACCAATAAGAAGAATCTTGATGCTCATGTATATTCTAATTGTCCAGAATCTATTTTGCGACGGATGTATCATACAACTGTTGTTGTGAAGCCCAAATTTACGAAGGCCGACGGTATTCAATTGAATTCTAAGCACCCTGAGTTATCTGGGGTGTTGATTCCTGATGCTTGGGACCTTAAAATAGAGGAAATTCACACTAAGAATTTAGGCAATGGAAGATTCTCGTATGACTTTAAAACGATGATAATTAAGTCTGGAGATAATACTTTTGACACGAAACAATTGGGAATATTTGAATATCTTGAATGTGTTCGTGTTTTAGCCAAAGAATGGTTCGAGCAACAGAGAAAGTATATTGAACGTGAGAAAGCTAGCAACGCACTGGTAGCATTGCCATGTGGGAGATTACCCGGTAGTCCATACGCAGAACAAGATGGTGACACGGATGTTTCAGTTGGAACTGAAACATATACGGATCCATCCACTATTCCCAAGGAAAGAAAAGAACGCGATAGAGGACCTTTTAAGAGCAATATAGCACCGGTTGTAATGCCAAAACCACCTGACGAGCAATTAATTCCAATGCATGATGAGCGAGCAAAGTCTCTTACGACGCAACAATATGAACATGAAATTAGGAATGGTAAGAGTTATAGACCGATACGAGTATGGAAAAACAAGGACGGTGTTAAATGTGTCCATTTGACCAAAAGTTTCGATTTTGTGTTAGAAAAAGATACACATTCAGTCGAGATAGTACAGAAGATTGTCAAGGACGCTGTGTTTGGTGCCTTTAAGGCATCATTTAAATCAATGTTTGGTCCTTGGTTGAACTTTTATAAGTCTTTATCACTTACCCCAGTACGCATGTACGAGACTCATTTGCTACAGAAAGAGCTTGAAAAGCTGTTAGATAAACATGCCGTACCTTTTGTTTATGCATTGATACCCAATTGGATGCAAGGTACTCGTGTAGGACATTTTTTACGTGAACGTTTTGAACGTGGAAAGTTTTACATGGATACGGGAAAAATGCTTAAGAAATTAGGTTACGCATGCTTATTGCAAGCTTTATCATTGTTTTCACCTCACATTTTTAAATTTGCCACGCGTCCTGCAGCATTCGGAAACAAAGTGGGTTTTTATTCACTTGTATTTGAATCAGCAAGGATAGCATGTTTTTCACATGTAGGTATGATGAATACAGTTTTGGCGAATTGCGGAATGACGTATTTGATGCGCAAATATGTGAGTACAATAACAATGATTGTTGTAGCTTTTACATCGTTTTTCGTAGCAAAGATTGCTTCTGATACACGACGTGCTGTTATCGAAAAAGAGTTTCTGGAACGTAAGGAAGCCATTGATATGTACGCTGCTGAAATTCGCAAGACGTGTATTCCTAAAACCTTGTTGGTTGCGGGAACAATTATCATTGGTCTTAAAGGTATTTCGTTATGGAATTCGTATCGATTACAAAATTTACCCCATTCTCTGGATGAGGAGAGCGTTGATAAGCAGACTTCATGGTTAGGTTCTATGCTAGATTCGATTGGTTTTAAGACGAAACCAGTTGTTAAAAATGCATCACCTGAACATGTGAGGAATGCCATTGGTAAAAATTTGTTTACATTACGATACCGATGTGGAGACAAACAAGGAATGTGTAACATATTTTTTGTTCGAAAGTTTGTAGCTTTAGTCCCCAAACACATATTTTATCCAGACGGAAACCTAGAAGCCGAACCTCGAAAACATTTGGATTGCATTGTCAAACGTAATAATAAAGCTTCAAGTAACTTCAAGTTTCGAGTTTCTTACTCAACATGCGCACCTATTGCGATGAAGGATGCAGTGTTGCTGTTTGTGCCTAATTGTCCAGACGTTAAGAATATCACGAAATGGTTGCCTTTTTCCCATGGTAAGGGATTAGCACATTGTCATTTCATTATGCGAGATGAAAACGGTAATTTGCAATCGGATAGTGTGGCGGTACAACATGCGTATACTGGACACAAATATATGCCTTTTGATGGTGGATATTATAAAACTCCTTTGGCGCGTAAGGGAAATTGTATGGCAATACTTTATTCTGAGAGTAAGGATTCATCCATTTTAGGATTTCATATCGGCGGTGATGAAACAGAAAATGATGGTGTTATGCAAACTATAACTTCTACGGAGGTGTTGTATGCAGAAACATGGTTAGAAACTGTTAATGAAGTTAGCATATCAAGTTCAGCTACAGAGTTACCTGAGAAGTGTATGGGAGTCAATATCTTAGACACTAAAGAGGTACACCCGCATGCCAAAATTTTTCATAATTTGCCTGAAGCATCGCCTATTGATCTACATGGTTCGACTGCTCTTCGAGCACAGTCTAAGAGTCAGGTAATACCTTCAATTCTTTCTAAACAGATTGAAGAGAAGTTTGGTGTTCCCAACAAATGGGGACCGCCAAAATTATTGCCCAATTGGGAAAAATATAACGCCACATTGCAGTATGTTATTGATCCTATAGACTTTTTCGACCCTGAAGATTTGTTGCGTGCTAAAAGAGACTACTTAAAGCCCTTGAAACAAATAGCATACAAGACGAAGGATATTAAAGTTTTGACAGATAAAGAGGCGATATTAGGTCAAGATGGAAAGCGGTTCATTGATGCTTTACCTATGAAGACCAGTATGGGATTTCCGATTTATGGTCCTAAATCCAAATATTTCACCGAAGTAAGAGAAGGTGAAAAGTTGATTGATAGAATCCCTGATCCCGTCATTGTTCAAGAGGTTAACAGAATGAAAAATTGTTGGAAGAAGGGCGAACGAGCTTATCCTATTTGTACTGCAACGCTTAAAGATGAACCGACTCCTTTGGATAAGGAAAAAGTTAGAGTATTTCAAGCATCTAACACTGCTATGTCTTTGTGTATACGTAAGTATTTTTTACCCATAATAAGATTTTTAGGCATACATCCCCTTGATAGTGAGTCAGCTGTAGGTGTTAATTCCGTGGGAAAGCAATGGCAGGATTTGATGAAGTACGTACGCAGTAAGTCACATAATGGTATGATGATGGCTGGTGATTATTCCAAATATGATGTAAGGATGAGTTCACAGTTGACATACATGGCATGGTCAATTATGATCGAGATAGCTGATGACTTAGGTTATGGTTTGGACGATTTAGATATTATGCGTAATATGATAGCTGATATAATTCATCCTGTAATTGATTGGAATGGCACTTTGATCTCTGCATATAACTTGAATACTTCTGGTAACAATTGCACAGTCCAGATTAACGATATTGTGAATTCATTACTTGTACGTATGGGCTTTTTTCATGTTTGTCCTGAAAAGGAAGATTTTCGAGAACATGTTGCTTTGATAACATATGGTGATGATTTTTTGGCTAGTTGTAGTCAGGAAGTAGAAGATCGCTTTCATTTCGAGAGCTACAAAAACTTTTTGCCTTCAAAGAACATGAAAATAACTTTGCCTAGCAAAACGGATGAAGTTCGGAGATTTTTGCCCGTCTCTGAATGTGATTTTTTGAAAAGGAAGGGCAATTTCATACCTGAGATTGACAGAGAATTAGGTGCATTGGATGAGGATTCTATTTTCCGTTCATTGCATGCGAATTTAAAGTCCAAGACAGAAACGCCAACTCAGGTAGCCATATCATGTATTGAGACTGCGATGCATGAATGGTTTGCACACGGTAAGGAGGTTTATGAAAACCGACAAGAAAAGATGAAGTTAGTATGTGAGCATCTATCACTTGCCGTACCCGCTGTACATATTTCTTTTGAAGAGAGAGTGCAGCGATGGAAAGACACATACGATAAATAGACATGTATGGATACCACTAGAGATGTATTAATAGTTAGGCTTCATGTTTATTTTTGTTTATTATTTGTTTATTAATACATATTTACATTTTTGTTTTTTATATATATATGCCTTTGTTTAATAGAGAGTACAGGGAGCTTGCAGACAATGTCCCTAAATTTGCACGCCCGGTGGGAGCTATATCCCCTCAAGCACTGGAAGGTGCGACCATTGCTGCGATAGGTAGTGGTATTGGTGGTTGTCTAAGTGTATGTATCATAGCATCACTTCAGCAACTTATCAACAATTTGAAGAAAGCGTTAGATTCAGCCAATGAACGATTAGATCGGCTTGAAAGACGCTTATCAGGAGAAGAAAGGAGATTTGAAAACATTCAACCGCAATCACATGAAGTGGGCATAGGAGAGACGCCACAGGAGCAGAATGTAGTTTTTCGTGATTACAATCCGGGTTTTAAAACTCATATCAATGGAGAATATGACTCGGTACGGGATCACGCTATGGCGAATGATGCTAGTTTGGACAATTTTTTCCGACGCCCATTGCGAATTAAGAGCTATCAATGGAACGTAGGTGATGCAACCCCGTCGTGGGAAGGATATATGAACCCTTGGCTTGAGTACTTTAACAATCCGAGGGTTGTGAATCGCATTGCTAATTACAAATTATTGCGAGCGAGATTACACCTTAAGTTCCTAATTAATGGTACACAGTTTCATTTTGGTAGAGTATTGGCGAGTTATCATCCATTATTTGACGATGATGATTTCATTAGTCTTATTGCTACAAGGGAATATGCATGCCTTGAGTCACAACGACCACATGTCTTTTTAAACCCAACAAGCAGTGAAGGAGCAGAGATGACGTTGCCTTTCTTTACACCGTTGAATGTATTGGACATAACACAGACTGATTGGACTCGCATGGGTCGTGTTTTTCTTCGTCAATTAAATCAGCTTAGACATGCTAGTGGTGCTACAGATGTGGTAAATATTAGCGTTTTTGCTTGGTGCGAAGATATACGATTTGCGGTTCCGACACAAGTCAATCCATCCAATATTTCACCTCAATCCGACGAGTATTCATCAAGACCTATCTCTCACATGGCAGGTATTGTATCACGCATCGCTACGGCAGTATCAGAATTTCCTGCTATACGACCTTTTGCACTCGCAACTTCTATAGGAGCGGACGCAGTTGGTAAGGTGGCATCATTATTTGGGTACAGTAAACCCGCAACGATTGAACAGGAGATAATGAGACCAATAACCGTACGCGATTTGGCTGTGGTAAATACAAAAGACGATGCACAGAAATTGACACTTGATGTCAAGCAAGAATTAACTGTAGACCCAAGAACTGTAGGTCTAGATGGCACAGATGAGATGAACATCAATTATGTAGCCGGCAAAGAATCTTATCTTGATACATTTGATTGGTCGGTCACAGCCGATCCAGAGACTCTTCTTTGGAATACTGTGGTTGACCCACGTAATGTGTTGAGTACAGGTTCTGGAGCCACAGAACAGTTTTTTCTTCCATCAATAGCTTTTGCATCGGTGCCTTTTGAACAATGGCGAGGTTCTATTAAATATCGATTTCAAGTGGTATCTTGTGGTTTTCATAAGGGTCGTTTAAAGTTCGTGTACGATCCTTCAGGTACTCCAACAGGTGACGCGGAGTACAATACAGCTTATACCACTATTGTTGATATTTCTCAAGAGACAGATTTTACGGTTTGTGTTGGCTGGGGTCAGTCAACATCATATAGAAATTGTATGCCTTTTCCCAGTAAAGAATATGGGACGACACGTCAGACGTGGAGTCCCGTTGATGTTTACGGTAATGGCACTTTATCTGTATATGTTGTCAACGAACTAGCCGTTCCATCCGTTGTTGACGGTGACATTGAAATCAACGTTTTTGTGTCCGGGTGCGATGATATTGAATTCGCGAACCCGTCTGATGCTATTGTTGGTACATTGAAATATCGTCAACCCCAATCATCTGAGATAGAACCACAATCAAGTGAGAGTACCATAGGAAATGAAATGACGGAAGCTTCGACGAAGCCAGTACACGATTCTGAAGTTGCAACTATGGGTGAAAACACGGACATTAGTGACCAAACCAATCATATCCATTATGGTGAGGTGATCCGATCATTTAGGTCTCTTGTTAAGAGGTATGTTTTTAGCGATATCGTGCAAACGGTCGCTTTTGCAAACTTATACATGTCGAACCAAAATTATCGGAGCGCCATGCCTAGGAATGGTGGTTTTGTAACATTGGGTACAGCACCCAATCATACTATTTCGGGCACGCGTAATTATTCATACTGGCAAACAAATTATTTAACCTTTATCACACAGGCTTATGCAGGATGGAGAGGAACAATCCGTCATATGTACAAGCAAGATCAGTTTGAGAATGCTGAGCATACTTATACTGTTGTACGCAAGCCAGAAGATTTAGGTGATAATGACCTTTTTACTGATACAGGTTCTACTTTGCTACCAGCAGCACACCAAGAACTCATTAATGATATGATCAAACGTGAGTCAGCTGGTCAAGGAGCTATGATGCTAAGTTCAGGGAACAACGTGTCAGCAGTTTTTGAGGTCCCATACCAGAAACGTTTTAGGTTTTGTCCAGCACGTCAGAATTTGGAACCCGTTAAGGATATTGATACATATCAAAATGGATATTTTGTGAACAGGACAGCTTTTTACGATAGTACAAATGCAGCATCGATCCCGTGCTTGCATTATGTTGCGGCTGGTGAAGATTTCACCACCTTCTTTTTTGTGGGATGCCCCCCGGTATACCGGGTTGTTTCAGAGCCAGTTTAAGATGGCTCATTTTTGGGGACAGACACCCCGTTACAGAAAATGTAGTTTAGAATTGCACTAGCAGGAGTAAGCAATCCGTATCACTTACGCAACATGACACATTGGTGTCAAACCGCAAGAAGTGATCGCCTGGAGAATGGCCCTTCAGGACGGTGCTCACGAGACGAGCGTCGGTGGCCGGAACTTTTGAATTAACTTGAACACGGTTTTTTCCTTCCAGTTCCGGCTGGGAGGTTTTACGTGGTCATAATTTCAAAAGATGCGGTCAGGTTTTTTGTGTTCTATTCGCAAGAGTTTTATGGGGAGAAAATCCATGCAATGCTCTTG